ATGCAACACAACCGCTACAAGTGGAAGGAAGACGAAGAGACAACCGGGGACTATGATGCAGACCTCGCAATCAGCAACCAGACTTTGGGCTATGAGCAGGACACGTGGACGCTACCTTTTGCAGCCAGCGATGACAACCGCATACCGATAAGAACACTGGATTCTTTCGGTATGAAGAATGGTGGAGAGTATAAGGGATGCAAGGAGCGAATAATGACGCTTAGGGATGATAAGGAGCAAGCGGCACTGCGATTCGGTATTGATCTTCAGAACATATTCGATACGAAGTACAAGCAGCTTGCAGCAAGCATCGCCAAGGCGCACGTAATCACAGAGCGGCTCAATCTGTCGGACTTGGATATTCTGGATTTTGACGAAACGAAGCCAGTGTACCTTGCCCAGTACGGAGCGTATTTTGCGGTTCTTGAAATCAAGACAACAAACAGCGGATATTGTGAGGTTACAATGATAGAGTTGAACAACTAAAAAGAAAGAACTATGGTAAGTGAAGACAGACAGCAGATTCTTGACATCAAGGTCAAGTACGAGGATGCAATCTATGGCATCATCAGATACAAAGAGAAGATAGACCAGCTAAAGGCAAGCATCAAGGACTTGCAGCAGCAGGAAAAAGACAAGACCATCACGACCAACGAGATGAAGGTGCAGACGGAAGCCATCAACGCAACCATCAAGGAGTATCAGTACAACGTGCGCACCTTGCGGAAGGAGATCCAGAACAACGTGCGCACAGAGAACGAGCAGGAAGGCAGCTTGAAGCAGCTGCGTGCCCAGCTTTCCAATGCCACCAAGGCTTACGATGAGATGAGCCGTGCCGAGCGTGATAGTTCCAAGGGTCAGGAGATGCAGGAGCATATCCAAGACTTGATAGAGGAGCTGAAAGAGGCTGAGGAGGCTACTGGAAGATTCCAGCGCAGTGTCGGCAGCTATTACGATTCCATGATGAAGGCGGCTGACGACCTACAAAATACCGAGTTTTTCGGTTTTGATGTTGTTAATGATACTGGAATCGGAAAGGTTATGGAAATGGGAAAGTCCGTGGAAGACCTAAAGGTAAAGTTTGGTGCGTTGAAAAATACGGCTCTTTCCTTATTGACCAACCCTTATTTCCTCGCTATGGCAGGTGTGGCAGGCGCAGGAATGGCATTCAAATGGTGGTATGACTACAACAAGGGATTGATGGAAGCCACACGACTGACGCAGCAGTTCACCGGATTGACCGGGGACGAAATGAAATCCGTGCGCAACGAGGTTCTTGCGGTATCCAATACATTCGGTTTGGAATTCACGGAGACGATGCAGTCTGCTAATACAATGAGCAAGGCTTTCGGTATTTCCGTTTCTGATAGTTTGAAGATTATGCAAGACGGACTGGTGAGCGGTGCAAACGCCAACGGTGAGTTCCTCGACACGATTAAAGAATACCCGAGATACTTCAAGGAAGCCGGACTGAATGCAGAAGAAATGGTGGCAATATCAACGCAAGCGACCAAGGAGGGTATCTTCAGCGACAAGGGTGTTGATACCATCAAGGAAGGAAATCTACGACTGCGAGAAATGACAACCGCTACGGCAGCTGCACTTGACGGAATAGGTATTTCTTCCAAGCAAGTACAGACAGAACTGCAGAACGGAAGCAAGACCACATTCCAGGTTATGCAAGAGGTGGCTAATAAGTTGAAGGAACTCCCACAATCAAGTGCCGCTGTAGGCAGCGCAATTGCCAACATCTTCGGTGGTCCGGGAGAGGATGCCGGACTGGCGTATATCGAGATGCTCGGTGACGTTGAGTTGAACATGGATAAAGTGAAGGCAAAGTCCGGGGATATTGCAAAGGCGCAAGAGGACGAATTGAACGCAACCAAGGAATTGCAGGACGCAATGGCTTCTCTTTTTGATTACACCGGGGGTGGATTCGAGACCATGAAGGCTCAGTTGAGCACGATTGCAAAGAAATCACTTACGGCAGTTATCAAGGGAGTTGTGCAGGCAATCAACTACTTCATCGACTGGTACAATGACAGCCTTCTGTTGCGAGGGATAATCAATGCGCTCGGCACAAGTTTCCGCTTGATGTGGAACGCAATCAAGCTCGTATGCAATCTTGGAATAGACGCATTCAAGAGGATGGGCTTTGCAGCCAAGGGCATGCTTGATATTCTCGAAGGTATCGTGACTTTCGACCTATCCAAGGCACAGAAGGGATTCAAAGAGATTTTTGACATATCCGGTACGATTAAGGAAGCATGGCAGGACATCAAGAATGCTGGTATCGAGATAGGCAATTCATTTGCTGACGGATTCGAGAACACCGTGAACGGAAGGCTCGAACACATAAAGCTAGACCGCGTGAACGGTGGAGCGACCAGCAGCGAGCCAGTGACCGGAAGCAAGGGAACGACACCAGCAGCAGCCAATGGCAGCACTGCCAAGACCAAGGCACAGAGAGCAAAGGAGAAAGCGGAAGCTAAGGCAGAAGCCGAGCGCAGGAAGAAGCAGGAGAAAGAATTGCAGGCACAGATTGCGCTTATCCAGTATCAGTATAACGAGAAAGTGATGGACGCTAAGAAGCGATACCTCGCAGGCATGTACGACAACGAGCGAGACTACAGCAACGACCTCGAACAGCTGGAGAAGAACATGGTGTCACGAAGCATTGACGCATACGTGGCGGCAGGGCAAATTGGAGCGGAAAAGGCGCAGGAAATGCAGGCAAAACTTCTCGACATCATGATAAAAGCAAAAGCGGACATCAAGAACCAGGCGAAGGAAATTGTGGACGAACTCAACAAGGAGTTCGAGAACGCAGAGAAGGCACGCAAGGATGCAAATATATTGGGTGGTGGCACTAGCGATGAGGAGAACGACAACGCAGCCAAGTTGGAGCGGTATAAGGCTTTCCTAGAGCAGAAGCTAGCAATGACCCAAGAGAACACGGAAGCGCAGAAGCAGCTCCAGCAGCAACTCCACGACACAGAGGTACAGCTGGCAGACGATTCGAACAAGAAGCAGCAACAGAAAATCGGTGAACGCCAGCAGATGATGGCTAACATGATTTCTACGCTGGGCGATGGACTGTCTAGTTTCTTCAATGAGCAAGACAAATCCTTCCACAACTTCTTGAAATCCATGCTCACATCTTTGCTTGATGCGATTGAGATGGCAATCACGGCTTACTATGCACAGATGTTGGCACATGAGCTGGCAGAAAAGTCGTGGTTTGGCGTTGCCAGTGCAGCAGGCATGATGGCATTAACCAAGGCAGCCTTTGCCGGAGCGAAAGCAGCCGTCAAGGGCTTTTCCACTGGTGGCTACGTCCAAGGCTCTGGAACCGGAACGAGCGACAGCATCCCGGCAAGGCTTAGTAATGGCGAGAGCGTAATGACCGCCAAGGCGACTTCGATGTTCAGCCCGATATTATCCGCATTCAACCAGCTAGGCGGTGGTGTTCCTATCGTAGTTAACAACGGAGGCAGCAACATCGGTATGGATATGCTGGCGGCAGCTGTAGCAAGAGGGTATCAGATGGCTCCACAGCCAGTAGTGAGCGTTGAGGAAATAAACCGAACCCAGCGTAGAGTGCAGACGATAGAGAATATCGGCAGGATTTAAAGTGTAGTTATTTATTCAAGATTTGCGTTCTGAGCGGTTTTCGCTTAAAGGTGGTAAGGTTACACACCAAAGGCAATAAAAGCCGCTTAGAACGCAAAATTTCGGCTTGTTTAGAAAAATTAACTGCTTACGAGATAAACATATTGAAAAATATCGTATCTTTGCAGCGTTTTAAAACTTAAAAAATCACGATTCAATGGCAAAACTCAGAATATACAACGACATCGACAGCCAAGACAATAAGTTCTGGTATCAATGGTGGGGAGGCGATTGCGTATGTTTCCAGGATATAGATGCTTTTGCGGCAAGCATACCGAAAGACGATGATTCCATCGATATGCGCATCTTCTGCAATGGCGGCTCTGTGGTCGAAGGTTGGGCGATTTACGACCGACTGCGACAGAGCGGAAAGAAGATTTCCTGCACCGTGGAGGGCAAGGCAGCATCCATGGCAACAATCATCATGCTTGCAGCACCAAAGGAGAGCCGCAAGGCATACGAGAACGCTGCCTTCCTGCTGCATAATCCGTGGGTTCCTGGCTGGGGGTTGGGCGACCAGCTGAACGCAAAGGACTTGAAGAACCTGGGCGAGGAAATGCAGATGTGGCAGGATAAGATGGTGGACGCATACGTAGAGCGGTGCGAGTGCGACCGGGAAGAGATTCAAGCCTTGATGGATAAGGACATCTTCATCAACACCAGCGAGGCTTTGCGCCTAGGTCTTATCAGCAGCACCGTTCCAGCACTCAGCGCAAGCGCATCAAAACGCAACATAGAAAATTTTATTAATTCAAAACAACAAAATCCAAAAGCAATGGAGAAGAAAACAGAAGTAAAGGCTTCTCTCCTCGACAAGATTCTCGCCAAGTTGGGCGTGAAGACACTGGAGGAAGCAGAGCAGGCGGTGGAAGAGCCGCAAGCCAAGGCAGAGCCAAAGGCGATGGAACTCAACACAGCAGACGGACAGACACTGACCGTTGAGCGTGAAGAGGGAGATCCACAAGTTGGCGACAAGGCAAGTCCGGACGGAACGTTTGAAATGCCGGACGGTAAGACAATTGTTGTCGAGGACGGTGTAATTACCGACATTCAGACCGCAGATAACACCGACAACGACACCGACAATGAGGGCGGTGAAGGCGGTGAAGGCGGCAGCGCATCAAGCACCGACAACGACACCGTAGCCAAGTTGAAGCAGCAGGTAGCAGCACTCAAGCAGCAGTTGAACGACACCAAGGCGCAGCTGGCAGGCGCACAGAAACTCGCAAAGAGCAAGGAAGACATGCGCATCCTGAATGCCGTGAAGATGGCAGGCGGTGCTGAGAAGGTGTTGGCAGGCTACAGCAGCCACTACCAGCCAGCGCAGCGACAGCCAAGCGGCAAAGGCGCAGGCGACAACGTGAACCCAGTCGAGGAAGGCAAGAACGCCATCAAGGAGAGACTTGCCAAGCTCCACAAAAAGGGCAAGAAGTAACCAAGTATTAACCCATTAAATCAAAAGAAAATAATGGCAGGATTTACAAAAAAGCAACTCGAGAACCTTAAACTCGAGCCAGAAAACCTCGCAAGCATCAAGGATGCCGTGCAGGAAACCTTCTACCAAGATGAGGATTTTTCTTCATTCGTGAACATCATGAAGGTCAAGAACGATGATCCAATCGCACTCATCGGTGAGATGGAAATGGTCGGTAAGGCAGGTGGCGGTTGCGACCCTACCTACGAAGAGAAGGGTATCGCCAACTCTCAGAAGCGTTGGGAACTCGGGCAGTGGGAAATCCCTATCAAGATTTGCTACGAGGCATTGAAGGGAACCATCGCTGAGTATTCATTGAAGACTGGCACAGCCATTGGCGACCTTACCAGCACCGACTTTATGACCATCTACACCGATGCACTCCAGCGAGCCATGCAGCAGATGATTTGGCGTTTCGGCTGGTTCGGTGACAAGGCGGCAGCATTGGCAGGTGAAGGTGGAGGCAAGCTGACAGCAGGATCGGACGTTAATATGTTCAACGTCTGTGACGGTCTCTTCAAGCGCATCTTTACAGCCACAGCAGCAAAGAACCACACCACCATCGCAGCCAACAGCGAGACCACGGCAGCAGCGCAGGTTTCAGCATTGCGCAAAAAGGGTACGGCTACAACACTCGTTGACACCATCTTGATGGACGTGGACACACGTATCGTTGACGATAGCGATGCCGTGTTGCTTATGACACGCTCGCTTGCTGACGCATTGACCTACGACATCAAGCAGACCTACCACGATATTATGCCGTGGGAGAAGGTGTTCGATGGATTCGATTTAGCGACCTACAACGGAGTGAAGATTGCTCGTGTCGGCATCTGGGATAGAATGATTAACGCATACGAGAAGGGCGAGACGACAGTCAACCTTCCACACCGTGCGGTATTCTGCAACCCGAAGCACCTTATGGTGGGCACTGATGCCGATGCACTCATCAGCGACCTCGACATCTGGTTCGACCAGAAGGATCGCAGAAACTATCTCTATGCTACAGGTAAGATTGGAACGGCTCTCCTCGAAGAGGACATGATCCATGCAGCTTACTAATCGCTCCAAATTTTCAGTTTAGTATTAAGTTATTTTGACAATCCTCAACACCCACAAAACGGTGTTGGGGATATAACAATTTAAAACGAATTAATATGACAACAACTTGCGAGAGCCTTATCGCCCAGGACATCATCATCCCTTGCGAAGACCAGGTAACAAAGGGACTGGAGGGCGATGGACTTATTATCAACCGAGACGACATTGACTTCACCAAGTCCGTTGTAGCGGGCAATATAATTAAAACATTAGTTTTGAAGACTGGCAAGAAAGCATACGCTATCCGGCAGGAAGGCAGCAAGCCATTCACTGGAACCAAGACTGAGCTGACCGTTGGCACGTATCGCAACAGCTGGAAGAACACCGTAGCAGTCGTGGTATTGGCTAACACACCTGACGTTTGCGCAAACGTCATTGACGGACTGGCGAACGGAAAGTTCGTTATCATCCTTCGCAACCTCTCTAAGGGAGCGGACGGAAAGGCAGAGTATCAGGTGTTCGGATATGCGCAGGCACTGAAGGCAAGCGCAGGCGAGAACGACAAGTACTCAGACGACACCGAGGGTGGCTGGCTTATCACGCTGGAAGAGGAGAGCGTACCGAAGGCAGCTTATTTCTTCTTCGACACAGACAGCGAGACCACAGCAGCCAAGTATAAGAGCCTTCTGACGGAAGCAGCAGCGTAGCCTATGACATACAAGGAAGCAACAGCCAAGGTCGGGGAGTTGAAGGAACGTTTCGACAGTCCCTTTGATGCAACCGACAAGGCGGTTATCGAAACTCTTTACTTCGAGGTAACACGAAAGCGGTTTGTCCCGACAACCTGCCAGCAGTGTTACCACGATGCTCTGATAGAAATATATCTAAAACTCAAAAAAGAAAAGGCAATGCCAAAAACATGTAATTACGCAATGAAGGCAGGTTTTATCATTTCCTGCCCGGATTTCTACCATGGTAAGATTTTCACTAACGAGAACCTGACCGACAAGGTAGCGCATGAATATCTGACGAAGTACCCACACATGGAAAGCTACTTTCAGAAGATACCCAGTGATGAACTCATCGAGAACAAGCAGCCGCCAGCAGACAGCGACAGCGGTGCAGATGATACCGCAGGGAAAGATCCTGCCGAAAAAGCAGCAGGCAGCGACAAGAAGAAAGACATCGACCAAGCCGAGAAAGCAGGCAAGGAAGAGTAACAAAACAACAAGTAAAACGACACAAGCAGTATGAACGTTAAAACAGTTAAAAAGCCAAAGCGAAGGGTTGATATTGGCTACGTCAGCCGATTCAAGATGCAGGCATACGGATATGATAATCTATATCCGCAGAACCTCGCACGCATCACGGAAGCCAGCGGTACGGCAATGCTGTGCCTTAACCGCTACGCCCGATTCATTGAGGGCTACGGCTTCGATAGCGATGTTATCGCAGCGTTAGCGATGAACCAGCAAGGGGACACGGCAGACGATTTACTGCGGAACGTAGCGCAAGACCTCGCACGCTTTGGAGGCTTTGCCCTTCATGTTAACTACAACGTTCTAGGGCAGGTGTCGAGCGTGAGCCACGTACCCTTCGAAAATTGTCGACTAGAAGAGACGGACGACAAGGGGAGCGTGGCGCACGTCTTGCTGCATCCTGACTGGGAGCAGAAGAAAACGAGGAACGGAAAGCGGTTGATGGTGAACGAGAAGACCATCGAGCGCATCAACGTCTTCAATCCCGACCCCGACATCGTTCTTGAACAGATTGAGAACGCTGGCGGCATCGACAGCTACAAGGGGCAGATTCTGTGGCAGAGCCTAGACGGACAGTTTATTTATCCGACCGCCAGCTACGATTCAGCCATCACGGAGATTTCGACCGATGAGGGACTGGGTAACGTCAAGATGCGAAACGTCCGCAACAACTTCCTCGTATCGTGTATGATTGTAACAAAAAAAGGCGTTCCGAAGTTCAACGAGGAAGGCGAAGAGGTGGAGAGCGGACAGATGATTTCCGATGAAGACCTTTTGCAGTTCCAGGGGGACGAGAACACAGCGAAGATTCTTGCTGTAGAGGTTGAGAACGAGGAAGACGAACCAAAGGTTGTCGCCTTCCCGACTAAGAACTTCGACAAGGAGTTTTCTGTAACAGACAGCAGCGTTATTGAACGCATCTACGCACAGTTCCACCAAGAACTCTTCTACTCAATTCGTATTGGCAAGCTTGGATTCAGTGGGAAGGTGATGCAGGATGCCTACGAGTACTATGCCGGAGAGGTAACGACAGAGCAGCGTTTCATCGAGCGAGCCTTCAAAAAGATTTTCGAGAACTGGCACGATTCTGCCATTCAGAACCTAGACCCCAAGCTGCAGCCGTTGAAGTATATTAGCAGCGAAGCGGCAGGAAACAACACTATAGATTAATTGATTGAGCCTATGGGAGAACAAAGAAAACAACTTATCACGGTTGATCAGTTCCGAGAACTGGCAAGACCGACCAGCGTACACCTAGATAAGGATGAAGTGAACGCATACATTCGAGAATGCGAAGATGCGAACATCATACCAGCCATCGGGTGGAAGCGGTTCAAGGCAGCGACCGAGCAGGGAGAGTGGGACGATTCAGTCTTGCCCGATTTCCAGCCTGCGGTATTCCTGGACGGTGGCGAATACTCCACCAAGAAGGAGGGCGATTGCAGCCAAGACGAAACCAAGGTACAGAAGTACACCAGTGGAATACGCAAGGCACTCGCTTATTTCACGTATGCGAGGCTTTTTCGCGCAGATGGCACAATTATAAGCCGAGCAGGTGGAATGCGCCACAGAGACGATTATTCAGACCATGTTCAAGATTTGTCGAACAACAAGCAATACAACGACATCATGGACATGGCAGAAAGATATTTATCAGATGCACTCGAATATCTCAAGGCATTCACCTCGAAAGGAGAAGTGAAGGCACAGCGAGGAACAAGGGCACACATTCACGCAATAGGCAACTAAAAGCACATAAGACATGAACGAGGATATTCAAAAAATGCTCCGTATGGCAGAGCTGATACGAGATGCAACGCAGGTTGGAGAAAACACAGCGGTGCGTGTCGGCACGGAAATTTACGACATCGTTGTCGAGTTAAGCAGGATGCTTGCCATGATGGACGATAAACTGGAGAACGATGCGGTCGTTAGGATTATCAAGAGTGAACTCGCCAAGATAACAATAACGGAAGCGCAAATTGCGGATGGGGCGATAACGGCAGCGAAGCTTGCCGATGGCTCTGTAAAGAACAGACACCTAGCATCCAATTGTGTGACCTCAGATAAAATACAACCGGGAGCGGTCAAACACGACCATCTGACCGAGGACTGTATATCAACTGGAAACATCAGAGACGGCAGCGTGACAGCAAAAAAACTCGGCACGGACATCTACAAGGATATTTCAAACAGAGTGACCGACATCGTGACGAAGGACTTCCCTCCAGCAATCACGGAGGAACAGATAACAGATATTACTAGTAAATAACAATTTAAAACAATAGATTATGAAATTTTTAGATGAAATAGGTTTAGCTTATTTTTGGGAGAAGATTAAAGCTTCATTTGTCAAAACTAAAGGAGCAAGTGAAATTGAAATGGATGATGATAATGAGGGACTGAAAGTTAACAATGTAAGTTCTTCATCTACAACTCTTGTGCCATCAGGCTTCATCTCTTATAATATTAATAGTGATGAGCAATCAGAAATGGTTGCCAAACTTCAATTTGGTGATTTGCTATTAAAGAAAATACACATAATAAATGGAACTTCTTCGCAGATTCTTATCGCTGATGGCTCTACCAAGACTATTAATGCAGCAAATGGCATTTGTGGACTTGATTCAAATGGCAATGTTCCATTAAGGCAATTAGGTAATCTTGATACTACAGTTGCAGAAGTAGTAACTGCTCTTCCTACAACTAATATTAAGAAGCATATTTATCTTATTAAAGATGCTAGTGGTGTTTCACAGAATCAATATAAGGAATATATTTATACTGGTGATACCAGTGCAACTTATGATGCTTCAAAATGGGAGAAACTCGGAAACTTCCGTGCTACAGTAGACCTTGCAGATTATGCTAAGAAGAGTGAGACACTAAGTAATTTGGTTTGGGAGCAAAGAGGTTCTAGTCTCTTCCTAGCTATTACCATGGGAGATGGCATCTCTGTATCAGAAGTTATGCCTACTGCTAGCAGTTCCACAACTGGAGCAATGAGTAATACAGACAAGGTTAAGTTGGATGGCATCGAGGCTAGGGCAAACAATTATTTTCTCCCTCTTGCAACTGCTAATACTAGAGGAGGTATTAAAGTAGGCTATGTAGCCAACGGAAGAAATTATCCAGTGCAGATGGATGGAGAGAAGGCATACGTTAATGTTCCATGGACTGACACGAACACCACCTACGACTTGTCGCCTTATGCTAAGACGGCAGACGTAAATGCAGCCCTTGCGAAGAAAGTAGACGTGGTAAGCGGGAAGGGGCTTTCGACCGAAGACTTCACGGCAGCACTCAAAACCAAGTTGAACGGCATCGCCAATGGCGCAACAGCAGATAGCGCAATAACTACAGCAGAGATTGATGCTTTATTTGCTTAATAATAATTTTAAAAATTAATTAATATGAAGTTTTTAGATTTAAATGGATTAAAACATTTACTTAAATTTATGGATAGGACTGTAAGTGTTGCTTCTAGTAACATTCAATTTAATTCTCAAAGTAAACGTGAGATTCCCTTTATTACAAATCATCAAATTATTAATTTGAATAGTTCAGGTCATATTGATGTATTTAATTGGTTTAAGGGTGCATCAGAAGGAGGTATCTTGGAGATAGTCTTCGCAGGAGCACGAAATGGATACACATATTGTATTAATAATGAGGGTGTATCTATGATATATAAAATGGCGATAACAGACACTGGTCCAATATTAAAGAACCTTAATTCCCTGGCTACAGCGTATAATACTTATGCACGCTTCATCAAATTAGATGGAAAGCTAATAGTTGCAGAGTTTGTTACAAACAGATAAAATTGTATAAATAAAATAAATTATTATGATAAATAAAACAGGTAGAGCAAAACCAGTAACTCCTAAAGCAGGAGTTACTAAAACCTCAAGAAGATATGCTTGTGGTGGTAAACTTGAACTCTAAGTCGCTGACTTTAGAAATTTAAAAGTAAGACAATATGAAGAAGAATAAGAAACAATTACATGAAGCACTGGCTGTGCTTCTTACTAAATTATCATCGGCAAGGGACAATCCCCTGCTGATGGATAACTACGCTGTAAAAGCCTTGCGCACGGTTCTTTTGGATTTCAAGGAATCGGGCGAACTTCACGAAGCATACAAAGAGCAGATACAATCCACGCTGGAGAGTGACAACCCCTGGATAGCTATGATGATGAAGTCAATTGGCGCAGATCCTTCTATTAAGAAGAGTATGACCGATGAAGCCATTGATGGAATGATTGATTCTATGTTGGGCAACGATTAAAACATTTTATTATGAATGACAAGGAGAAAGAACTATGGCGAGTTATAGACAACGTAATAAAGTGTTGCGCTATTGAACTGCCGAACGGAGAGTTGAGCATTACGAGAGAAGACGTTCTCGGCAAGTCGAGAGCCGAAAACCTCGTAATGACACGATGTATGGTCGTTGAGCAGATGATACACGCAGGATTCAGCATAACGACCACTGCGACCGTATTAAACCGCACCGTTCCAGCAGTGAGACATCTTTGCAAGATGGCTTACACATACATCAGCACTTCTCGAGTTTATCGACTTGCCACGGCACAAGCGACCTTGCTAAACAAGGACGTAGAGCCGATTTGTATTTAATCAAGAAACAAAAAGAAAATAACCAAAAGCGTTCTTTGACAATAATTCGATAAATACCCCTGCACTAACTTTTTGGAGCGAGCCAAAAATCAGAGTAACTTTGCAGCGGATTCCAATATTTGGCTTCCGTAACGTAATTAACTCAAAATTTTATGGCAGACACAATTGAAAAAGTCTATTGCACTGGGGACGGTGGCAATGACAACCTAGCAGCAGCGTTGCTCGCTAGAGGTAGAGACAATGATCCAGCGACTATGCTGGCAGCAATGAACGGTGGTATGGGCAACTGGATGAATAACCCGTTTGCCTATATGATGATGATGGCTTGGATGCGAGACTGGAATAACCGTGGCGGCAATTTGCAGGACACGGAATTGCAGAATCAGATTGCGAGCCTTCGCACACAGATGCAGGACGGCAATAATACGGCTCTCCTGATGGACGCAGTGAAGGGCAACAACGTTGCTCTTGGTCAGCTGGCGCAGAATCTTAACTGCGATATGAACCAGCTGCAGAATGCAGTCTGTGGCGTGCAGGCAGCAATCCAAGATGTAGGCGGCAAGGTTGGTTTCAGCGCAGAGCGAGTAATCAACGCAGCGAACCTCGGAAACCTCAACATCATCCAGCAGTTGAAGGACTGCTGCTGCACCACGCAGCAGAACATCATCAAGATGGGCTACGACAACCAGCTGGGGCAGAAGGACATCGAGAACTCGATGCAGCGAGGATTCGATTTCAACAACCGCAGCATAGAGCGAGGCTTCTCGGCACTCGGTTTCCAGCTTCAGCAGGACAAGTGCGACATCATCCGCTCGAACCAAGACAACACCCAGCGAGTTATCGATGTACTTAACAATCACTGGCAGCAGGATTTGCAGCAGCGGTACAACGATGCACGCCTGGAGTTGAGCCAGCAGCGACAGAACGCTGAACTTATTGCAGCGTTGAAGACCACCACAACCACCACTGGAGCGTAGGCGGTCTGAACAAAATCTATCAAGGGGCAACTCGCTGTTCTAGCAGTGAGACCCCTTTTTGTCTATTTATCGAATTATTTAAAAAGAGCGTATCATGGAATTTAAGAATATACAAAGAAATCACCCGGTCTATCTGCTAGACAAGCAGACGGTGGAAGTTAAGGAAGGCAAGGTCGTAGACAACCAACCGCACATCAACACTGGCATCGCAACTATTTCCAGCAGCGGACAGCCCATGAGAGACGTAACAATCGAGGTGGAGGGGAAACAGACCATCTACACCATACCCGAACACCTTGGAGTTACCTTTGCAGGCGAAACCGTACTGGCAACCGATAAGGCAGACCTTTTGCCCGAAGTAGGCAAGTTGGTAAATGAAGCCGATGAGATAATCAAGGCATACGAGCCAAGCAAGGAGCGGAAAGCCAAGGGCGAGGAACTTCTTGCAGCTTTGAACCCGGCAATCAAGGAGAAGCAGGAAACGGAAAAGCGTTTCAAGGCACTTGAGGGCGATATAAGCGGCATTCGTGGCATGGTTAAGCAATTACTCGACAAACTAGGATAGGAGGGCGCACTATGAAGAAAATCATCGTTTTGCGCCATTCCTGCGATAGCGAGGAAGAGCGACACCAGCACCAAGAGAGCGGCATCATCCACGGCTTACCATACGAAAAGGCAGCAAAGGCACTCATGGGAGCCAGTGGGTACGTGGCATACGTTGCCAAGCACGGCTACCATTTCACGAAGCAGCTAGCAATCAAGGCAAGCGAGCAGATGAAGAACGTAGACGGAACGAGCCACCGATGGACGGTAGACGAAATCCGTTTGGCAACAAACAACGAGATAATCTCAAAGGGCACGACCCTCGGGGATATTCTCTATTTGGCTAATATGGCTTATGCGGACTTCTACCCGAAGGTAATCAAGACTGAGAGCGACTGCGTACAGTATGCTATTGCCGTAGCCAGTGATCCAGACGGATACGAGGGTATGGCATTCTGCAGGTGGACGGCAGACATCATCGGGAAGGGCGTTACCATTGACTGGGAAAAATTGGAATAACCAAAAAAAATAAATTGATATGAGCGAAGTATTTCACGATTTTCAGGTGCACCACCTTTATCTGTGCGCCCTAGTAATTTTTATCTGTTTCGCTACAATTCTGATAGCGATGACAATTGACCTGATAGCAGGCATACAGAAGGCGAAGGAACTGCATATTGCAAGAACGTCAACCGGACTAAAGAAGACGTGCGACAAGGCGAAGAAGTATTTCCCGACATTCGGTATTGCTTCGCTTATGGACGTGGCTACGTGCATTATCTCTCCCTTCCCTCTGTTCGCCATCGCCTGGACGGTGTATCTGCTTTTGTGCGAGTTTAAGAGCATCCGGGAAAAAGCATACGAGAAGGCTGAGATACGCAAGCAAGACCGCACGATGCAGGTTATCCTCGAAAATAAGGACGAAATTGCGAAGGCGGTTGTCGAGATAATGAAGGAAGAGCGAAAGAAAGGAGGAGACAATGAGGATAACTAGAGCGCAACTAATAAAGGTAATGCCGAATGCAGGCAGCAGGGCAGACACCTATCTTCCAATCATCAACGGATGGGCAGAGCATTTCCGCATCAATACTCCTTTGCGAATGGCGCACTACCTCGCACAGATTGCCCACGAATCCGGTGAGCTCAGATATACCAAGGAACTTGCAAGCGGAAGAGCCTACGAGGGCAGGAAAGACCTAGGCAATACCCAGCAGGGCGATGGCGTGAAGTATAAGGGCAGAGGTCTTATTCAGATAACCGGGCGAGCCAACTACCGGAAGTATGCTAATTATTGCGGCTTCGATGTTGTTGGCAGTCCCGAACTCCTGGAGCGTTCTCTGGGAGCAACGAAATCCTCGATGTGGGTATTCGACACCTTCGGCTGCAATGAGTTGGCAGACCAAGACAACTTGAAGGCTATCCGCAGGAAGATAAACGGAGGCTATAATGGACTGGCAGCCTGCGAGAAGTATTTGAAGCGAGCCAAGGAAGCCTTGGAAATCAAGATGCTTGCGTAATAAACACATCAATCTAACGTTTATAAAGTATGGAAAATTCAAGAAAAGGGCGAAATTTGCGTTCTGTGGCGTTATTTCTCGCCATGCTTATAATTACCCCACTTTTAATTTTTGGCTGTTCCTGCGCTAAATCAGCGCAAAATAACACGATTTATCACGACAGCACACACACCAGTGTAAGACGTGACAGCGTGAACCAGCGACAGATCCACTTGCAGGACACCCGGCAGCACGACAGCATATTCAAGCAGGACAGCGTGCTGGTGTACATCAAGGGCGACACTGTAATCAAAGAGCGGTGGCACAATCTTACGACCACCAGATGGATGACGACAACAAAGACCGACACCATCGTGGGCGACATTTACAAATTCGTGACCGACACCGTAAAGGTCAAGTTTTACGTCAACCGATACAAGACCAAGGAGGTGGAGAAGCCAGCGAGCACATGGCACAAGATAAGGCTATTCATTGGCGATTGCGTGATTCTGTTTCTGTTCCTTCTTGCGGTTAACTGGATAAAGGAGCGCATCAAGAAGAGGGTTCAATAGGTTCAATCATAATATCAATTTTTAGAAGGGCAGGAAGCGCAGGAGAGCGTTTTTCTGCCCATTTTTTGTGCGAAGAACACTGAGAGAAAAGGGGTAGGGGATATGAGAGTTAGATTATATTCATTCTAGCTAATGCGTGCAGGTTATTATTATATAGAGCGTGGAAAGCGTACCGAAAACAGCCAAAAGCGTACTGAAAACAGCCTAAAACGTACCGAAAACGACCGAAAATACCCGTGCTTACGACATAAACAGCCAATAAAAGTTAAAATATTAATATCTTTCGGGAAAAATTTTGGTGGAACCGAAAAATATTAATATCTTTGCACCGTGTTTAGGAGATAAGCATAATAAACATTCAGTAACTAAGCCCTAGGCAGCACGGTTAAGCCAGAGAAAAATGAAAAAGTCAAATTCAAACATTTTAGAGTTCACTACAAAGTTCATCAACTCTAACTTCCGTATTAAGGTCTTCGGACGCACAGAGGATGGCAAGAAGATAAACACACTCGTGGGAGTAAGCGGAATTTTGAAGCTCATCGGTGCAGAACTTTTTAACAAGTTCATCAAGCGAGCATTGAAGGCAGGTATGGACGCTTGCCGTTGCGCTTTGAGACGTGGACTTGTAGTTACATTGTATGCTAAGTAATCAAGGGAGGGTGAAGATATGAAGAAGTATTTTGTAAACGGAAAACTGATATCCGAGACAGAAGCAATCTTGATTGATATGGAGAATAAGAGATTGCAGCAGAGCAACAACATTGCAGACTGGGCAGGTATTCAATTTATCACTATTATTTAATAACCAGCAGGGGATTGCTCCCCTGCACAAAAATGTAACAAGATGAAAAAGTATTTAGTTATTCGCGAGTATTTAGACCAAAATATTACACCTAGTGTGTACGCTGAGATAGATGATTACGAGAGTGCAAACAAGCTAGCTAAAGAGAAAAACAAGGGCGTGCAATTCGTGAAATATTGGGTTTTTGAACAGAGTATTGGATAGAAAAGTATTAACCAGCAGGGCGCAAGCCCTGCACAATCTATCAAGATATGAAACAATACATTTTGAACGGCAAAAATAGCCTTGGGACAGTTGATAGCCACATCGAAGACTACAGAACCAAGGAGAGAATGGAGGAAGAGTTTTCTCGAATTAAGGAAATCTTCAGGAACAACCCACACGCAGAAATGCTGGAAGAAGGCGACCGACACTTCAAGGTTAAGGTCGGCAGGGTGACATTCGAGTATTACATCACTGAACGAGAAATTTAAATTTGGTAAGATATGAAGGAATACGACAAGATACCAGCACAAGCAGTGGTCGAGGTAACGACCAGCTGGGGAAGAACCTGCCTGCGAGAGATTGGGCGAGACCTAAAGGAAGGCACGGTGCTCAATGGCTATTATTATCCGGTAAGCAAGGCTTTCGATTTCGAATGGAAGGGAGAGGGCGCAATGCTGTGGATCGGGGACAACGGAAGGCTTGTCAGTCTCGGAGAAGGACAAAAGCATAAATACATGATGCTTGGTCGTCTATTATCCGATTGCAAGTACTTCCTTCGCAACCCATACGAGCGACACCTCTATTTCCCGAGCATCACCCGGCATTGCAAGGAAATGCGCCAGTACTGGATGGAGTTGAATATCAAGCCGGAGTGGTTATCTTATAAGCAGATCGGCAGGCTGGAGCACAAGATGAACAGAATGAAAACGAAGTTGGACAGACAATTTAAAAAAGACAGAAGACAATGACAGAACAAGAGTACAGAGAAGCCCTGCACGAAATCAACGTGAGGGCTGAGAACGAAAAAAGAATACTGGCAAGAGCGTTTGCTTTTGAGCACAGCCAAGTTTTGGTAGGAGATTATATCAGCGACCACTGCGACACGATAAGGGTTGAAAGATGGGAGATTTCGAATAGAACCCACGAATACAACTCCTTGCCTTGCCTGGTATATCAAGGTATGACCTGCAAGAAGGATGGCACGCCACGAAAGAACCCGAAGAGGTGTAGCATCTATCAGTGCAACCTTTTGCGAGTAAATGGAGAACCTGTAAAGAATCACGGATATGGAGAAGAATAGAAGAAACATCAAGAGAACGAAGAAGGGTGCTGGCGCAACGGTCAAGCTAGTTGGCATACAGATAGACAACGACCTTCTGCCTTTCCTCAACGCATTGCCCAACAAGTCACGATTCATCAATGATTTGTTGAGAAAGAAATTTTTCGGAAAATAATTTGGTGGTTTCAAAGGAAAAGCGTACCTTTGCATCACTGAATGTTTAAAGTGGTTACCACTTATTACCCCAGCGGCTCGACTTTTTCACCGCTGGGGTATTTTTGTGCTCTTTCTTTCGATTTACCCCGAAATTTGCGTTCTGAGCCGCTTACGTGGTAAGTACGTAAAACTATCCCCGAAAACAATTTGAGCCGTTTCTGCGGCAAATTCGCAAGAAATAAGGGCTATTTCTTGTTGTATAGCACGTAATCAATAACCCTGCGGTTTGCTTCATCTACTCTCGATAGGTCTGCATTGATGTAGGTATCAGTTACCCGGACACCGAACGAGTGACCCAGCGCAAGCGACACCACGTCCTTTTGAATTCCAAGATTGAAGGCGATAGATGCCCACGTATGGCGAGCGTAGTACGTAGTAAGCCCTGGGCGTACCTTTGCGAGTTTCTTATTAATCATGACCGTTGCGACATCAACGTTCCTGAAATGCTCCGAGAAACGAAGCAGCTTCTTTTCCCCTTTGTACTTCTCGATGATGCGGAGAGCTTCTGGATGAAGCAGGATGGAGTAATGCCTGCCAGTCTTCGCCCGGTCGTATTCCAGTCTACCACGGACGATATTCTCATTTGTCAAGGCGAACAAGTCACTCACATTGATACCAATCAGCAGGAACATAAGCAGGAACATATCGACCAGCTCATCACCACCAGCTTCGAAGATAGAGCGGATTTCCTCAACGGACAAATCTCGCTTTTTCGTTGTCTCAAGCCGGAGACTGTACCTGCGGAATGGGTAGTTTTTCGTCTGCTCATTATCTATCGCCAAGTTAAAGACAGCAGCGACACAGAGCATCCTGCTGGCTCTGGTATTCCTAGACAAGCCTTCCTTTGCCATGAACGCATCGAAGTCTTCAAGCCAAGAGCGGTTAATCTCATCGTATGTAAGCAGAGCCGCTTTTTCCTTCCCAAGGAAAGCTTCAATCTTTGCCCAAGTATATTTATATCTGTTTATCGTGTTCTTTTTCAGATTCCTGCCCTCGTAGGCAATGAAGCCATCACGAAGTAGGGCGACTTTCTCCCTTGCAGGCTCAGCTTCAAGCATGATTAAGTCCCGGAGTTCCCTAGCCGTAATATCTCCCCGGTATGTTTCCCTGCATTGCGCCTTCATCATCATTCTATTATAAAAATTAAGGCGGTCAAGAAGAAAGTCGTTGATAGCATCACGATCCGGACGCTTGCGCACCTTGCAAGCCCTTTTATCCCACTCGTCTTTCTTGCAGTATTGATTGAGGGAAATGAAGGCAGTCCCACCATGGTTGTTGACGGCAAGCCGGATGGAGAACGTACCATCCTGCCTTTTTACCCTCGTATCTAAATATAGTCTAAGTGTTGCCAT